CTGCCGCACTTCGCGGCGAACACGGTGGCCATGTGCGAGGAGGCTGGGGTCGCGAACGTGGGCGTGTGCTGCGCGCCGATGGCCGCCGACCATTGGTACGACGTGGGCAAGTTCGACCTGCCGCGCAAGTTCGCGCTCGGGTTCTGCGACGGCCCGCCACGGGCGTTCGGCACGCGGTTCCGGTTCTTCGAGGAGCTGGCGCCGCGCTGCGAGGCGCTCGTGGTCGACGACATCAAGACGGACGCGAACTACGCGCGCCGCGTGCGCGAGTGGGCGGAGGCGAACGGCCGCACGATGCAGATCCTCGGGCGCGCCGCGCTCGTCCTGAAACCGCATCACATGGAGATGAAGGAGGCCGCCTGATGGCCGTGACCTACATGACGCACCCGGAGCATGGCGCGACGGTGTGCTACAACGAAATCGAAGTGGCCGAGTGCAAGAAGCACGGCTGGGTCGAGCAGGGGCAGGTTGCCGCGGCCCCCGCCGCTCCCGCGGAAGTCGTCGCGGCGAGCGTTGCCGCCTCCCCCGAGAAGCGCGGCCGAGGCCGCCCGAGGAAGGCGCGCTAAGTGGCCACCGCCGGCTCGATCATCGAGCGCTCCCTTCGCCTGCTCGGGCAGTTGCCGGCCGGCAAGACGCCCACGTCCGACGAGTACGCGGATGGGCTGGAGGCGCTGAACGCGATGGTCGATGCGTGGAACAACGAGAGCCTGCTGTGCTTCGCCTACCAGGCGGAGACGCTCACGCTCGCGAACGCCGATTCGAGCTACACGATCGGCACGTCCGGCGACCTGAACACCACGCGCCCCGTGGAGATCGTGAACGCCTACATCGTGGAGGCGAACATCTCCTATCCCGTGGAGATCATGAACGAGGCCGAGTACGCCGGCATCGCCGACAAGACGCTCGCGGGCGACTGGCCGACGCACCTGCTTTTCCGGCCGACCATCGCCTCCTCGCAGGCGACGGTGATCGTGTGGCCTGTGCCGAACGCGACTCGCACGATGAAGCTCACGACGCGGGTGCAGGTGGGATCGTTCGCCAGCACCGCGACGACGGTAACGCTTCCGCCCGGGTGGGAGAAGGCGCTCGCGTACAACCTCGCGATAGACCTCGCGCCGGAATTCGAGACGCAGCCGAGCGCGGCTGTGGCGAAGGGCGCGGTTGAGTCTCTCGCCGGCATCAAGCGCGCGAACATCGGCACGCGCCCGCGCAGGCTCTACACGGAGATCGGCGCGATGTTCCCCGGCAACGCAGCCAGCATCGTCACCGACGAGGCGTAGGCCCGTGCGCATCCCGCTCGCCACCACGATCGAATCGCGCGACGGCACGCTCACGCGCGACGCGAAGGTGAAGAACGGGATCGTGGAGACTCGCGGCGAGGACGTGCCGCCCATCGTCCGCAAGCGCCCGGGGCTCACCGACCTCGGGCTCGTGCGCGCTGGCGCGGCGCAACTGCTCTACTACTGGTTCGGCAAGGTCCGCACCGTGATCGGCGACTACCTCGACGGCGCGACCGGCGTAGGCCAGCTCGTGGTGACGACGTGGAACTCGGCGGACAAGGACGCCGACGTGGCGCTTTCCAACGGCGACCTCACGATCACGGTGTCCGCCGGCGGGTTCGCGCGCAGCGTCGATTCGCTTTCGTCGGGGTCGTGGGCGTTTCAGACGACGGTCGCAACGGCCACCGGGACCGTGTGCGTCGGCATGGCCAATGCGTCGGCCACGTTCGTGCAGCTCGGCGCGAGCCACGCCTCGATCGCGTACAACAGCAACAGCGGGCAGATCACGAAGAACTCCTCCGTCCTGGCAACTGTGGCCACCTACACCGCCGGAGACGTGATCAAGGTGATCTACGACGCCGACACGCCGTCGATCGCGTTCTACAAGAACGGCACGCTCGTATACACCGCGACCGGATCGAACGTGCCGACCGGCCCTCTCTACGCCGCCGCCGGGGCGAACTCCTCCGGCGCCGTCGTGCACACCACGAACTTCGGTGTCGCAGCCTCCGGCGCGTCGCTCTCCCCGACCTCCGCCGGCGAGCAGTTCAGCGCACAGGACAACGGCGCGAACTCGCCAGAGTCGCTGCTGATGATCAAGAACTCCACGCAGGCGTGGGTGGTCGACACGTCCGACGTGGTGACGCAGATCACGGACGTGGACTATCCGGGGAAGTACACCGTCACGCTCACGAGCCTCACGCGCTCCAGCACGACCGCGACGGCGACGACGGCGGCCGACACCAATTTCCGCGCCGGCGACTCCGTGGTGATCGCCGGCGTGAACGAGGCCGGGTGGAATGGCACGTACACGATCCTCTCGACCACGCGCAGCGGGCAGACCGTGCCGGCGCCCGACCCGGTGGCGATCACGATCACTCGCTCCGGCACCACGGCGACGGCGACCTCGACCGCAGGCCCGCACGGGTACACGAACGGCCAGAGCGTGACCATTGCCGGGGCCGAGCAGACGCAGTACAACGGCACGAAGACGATCACGTGGATCAGCGCGACGCAGTTTTCCTTTACCGTCACGGTCACGAGCGCCGTCACGGCCGCCCCCACGTCGCCGGCGACCGGCACGCCGGTCATCACGCCGAAGACCTACACGGGGCTCGCGTCGAGCACCATCGGCGGCGGCGTCGTCGACATCCAGCCGCAGGGCACCGACCAGGCGACGATCAGCTTTTTTGCCGGGCTGACGGCCGGCGTGCAGGTCACGATAGCGTCTTGCGCGGCGGACGCCGGCTTTGTGGGGACGCATACCATCGCGTCGAGCGGGACCGGGTACAGCCGCATCACGTACTCCGCGGCGTGGCAGGGATTCACCACGATCACGGTGCGCGGGCCGGCGCCGACGATCTCGAGCATCACCACGGACGGCGCGGGGGTCGCGACCGTCACCACGTCGGCAGCGCACGGCTTCACGACCGGGCAGCTCGTGACGATTACGGGCGCGTCCCCGTGGCAGTACAACGTGACCGACGCAACCGTCACGGTGACCGGGACGACGACGTTCACCTACCGGCACCCCTACACAAGCGCGGCCGACGCCTCTCCGGCGACCCCGGCCACCGGCACCATCACCGCGCAGGGCCCCGCCTCGGTGTCCGGCGCGTCGTTCACTTTCACGGTCGACGGCACGGAGACGACGCCGGCAACCGGCACCATCACGGCCAACAGCGGGCGCACGACGGTTCCGGGGATCGCGTACCTGAACGGATATTTCGTGGTGATGGACGAGCAGGGCGTGCTCTACAACTCCGCGCTCGACGATCCCGAGAACTGGAACGCTCTCGAATACACGTCGGCGCTCAACGAGCCCGGCGCCGGGAAGGCCATCGCCAAGAGCGGCAACTACATCGCCGCGTTCAAGGAATGGTCGACGGAGTTTTTCTACGACGCGAAGAATCCGGTTGGCTCGCCGCTCTCCCCGGTGGAGAACGGATTCACGCTCGTGGGCTGCGCGTCCGGCGAATCGGTCGCGAACGTCGACGGCGCGCTCATGTGGGTCGCGCAATCGAAGAAGCACAAGGGCCGGTCTGTCTACGCCATGCGCGGCATCGAGCAGGCGAAGGTGTCGACGCCGGCCGTCGAGCGCATCCTCAACGCCGACAGCCTCGCCACCGTTCGCGCGTGGGGCGCGCGGATCGACGGGCACCCCTGCTACATCCTGACGCTCGTGGGCTCGGGCGTTACGCTCGTGCTGGATGCCTCCACCGGGATCTGGCACGAGTGGTCGACGCTCACCATCGGCTCCTCGGTGTCCGTGTCCTCGATCACGCGAGACGGCACGACCGCGACCGTGACCTGCGCCACGGCCCACGGCATTTCGGACGGCGACCCCGTGACGATTGCCGGAGCGACGCAGACCGACTACAACGGCACGTTCCAGGCGGCCTACGTGTCAGCCACCGTGTTTGCTATCGAGGTCGAGAATTCCCCCACCACGCCGGCGACGGGGACGATCCTCGCCTACCCCTACTCGTCGAGCTACTTCAAGCTCACGCACTACGCTTCGGCGAACGGCGTGGATGTGACGCTGCACGCGACCGATGGGCACCTGTACGAGATCGACCCGGACACGTACCAGGACGACGGCGTGCCGGTGGATTTCTTCGTGCGCACGTCGCGACTGGATGGGGGCTCGATCAGGCGCAAGAAGATCGCGCGCATCTCGGTCGTCGGAGAAGGCGCAGACGACTCCGCGATGCTGCGATTCTCGGACGACGACTCGGCGACGTTCGTGTCCTATCGCCGCGTGACGCTCTCGGACGCGGAGCCGAACATCAGGCGCTGCGGCGCGTTCGAGCGCCGGAGTCTCGAATTCAGGCACGTCGGAAACACCGCGCCGCGCCCCGAGGCGCTGGAACTCTTGATCGGAGAATGACATGGCCTACGACCCGAACCCCGTGCGGATGTACGACAGCATGAACGATTCCGTGAGGCGCGCGAACGCATTCCACGATCGCCGCGTGCAGAGCCTCGCCGACTTCGAGGACGCCGAGCGCGCGGGGTCGCTTGAGGACGCGAGCCTCGCCCGCCAGCTCGCGCGCGACAGGTTCACGCAGCAGGGCGAGCAGTTCGGCCAGCGCATGAACCTCCTGCGGGAAATCCTCTCCCGGCAGGCGCCGGACTTCTACGCCGACGCCACGCCGCAGGCCGGCCCCTCGGCGATGCAGCGCGGCGGCGTGCGCATGGTCGCCGGCCGCTCCCCGATGCCGCAGGGCGGCGGCGCCTTCATGCGCGAGTCGGGCGGCGCGCAGGGAATGGACTTCCAGCCCGAGCTGCGCAACTACCTCATGCGCTACCTGAGGGGGTGATCATGGCCGCGAACGTCGACCTGTACCAGAACGAACTGCGCCGGCTCATCACCGACCCGTCGAGCTTTTCCGGGTCGCCCGGATTCCGCTTCGCGCTCGACCAGGGCACGCAGGCGATCAGCCGCGCCTCCTCGGCCAACCGCGGGAGCGGCAACGTGCTCGCGGAGCTTATGAAGTACGGCACCGGCCTCGCCGCGCAGGACTACGGCGATACCGTCGACCGCCTCGGGCGCCTCTCCGGGCAGGAGCAGCAGTACGACCTCGGGCTCGGGCAGAACGAAAACACGCGCCGCCGCGGCGATCAGGACTTCGGGCTCGGGCTCCTGCGGGCCGGCACGGAGCGCGAGCTCGGCATCGGCGAGCTGGAGGGGCGCAACTGGCAGCGGCGCGCCGACTTCCGGCTCGGGCAGGGCCGCAATGCGACCGACTGGTATCGCGCCCGCACCGATCGCGGACGCGCCCGCAGCGACGACTGGTGGAACCAGGATCGCTCGACGCGGGACTGGTTCGGCACCGTGTAGGGGGCGACGATGATCCTCCAGCAACCGCGAGACATGAACGAACTGCGCAGGCTCCTCGCCTCCGGGGCGATCACGCAGGCCGACCTCGCCGGGATGACCATTCGCGGCAGCCTCGGCCCGTCGGCTCCCGCGCTCGAGGTGGCGCCGCCCCCGCAGGCCGAGGCGACGCAGAACGAACTCGCGCGCGCGCTGAGTCCGCAGGAGCAATTCGCTGCGGACGGCGAGCAGGGTGAACTCCCGATGGGCACGATGCGCAACGAGCAGACCGGGCGCGCGTC